AAAATAATGGTGTTCATCTATCGTCCTACGGATACTAATAGACTACTCACTCATACAGTCATAAACCAGTCCTCAGAGATCTCTAACAGTGAATTGTAATCTAGAGGAAGCACAGTTGTTTCTTGATAAGAGGGATCATACACGTTCTTCTGAACTAACGTGTCCCAATGAGGAAATCCATTACACAAATCTTCCTCGGTGATCCCATATTGTCGCACTTTCTTAATGTCGTCATGGGTAAGACGATTCATTATGAGAAGTTTCATATCCTCAGAGCTCTGCATTGTTCCTAAAAGCTCCTCATATATAAATCGCAATCTGTCATATGCATCTCGATTCGAAGCATAAGTTGCATATGCTTGTCCTATCACTGAAAGCAGAACATCAAATACATCTCTCTGTCTAGTAATACGTGACCATGCTGCCCTAACCACAAATTCCGCTGATTCACGAAAAGGTAAATACTCACACTGTCCTTCAATCTTAACAGGATTACTTACAAACTGGTGCTTCAAAAGGGTTGCACCACTGTGTACCAAGTATCCTTCCTTCACCGTGGACAAAAATGAGATACCATCTTTTAAATCTCTAATTTCAACATCAAAATGGTCTTTCATAAACTTCGCAAATAACTCCCCTGAAAACATGATCGAAGCTACTCCTTCACCTTTATTATACAAGTGATCATCCCCATACACTATAAGTCTTATCTGCGCATATAGGTGGAGCTCCAATTCTTCTTTCATTTCCTCCGGAGCAGTGTTAATCTGAAAGACGGCGAACAAACAAAAATACATCATCATAATCCACGAATCCATATGGGAGGTGTTGTAGGCACCAGAAGGAACACCCCCATGTACTATTCCCCACAAGCTTCCAAAGAGCTTCGTCACACGGTCTAACATATTTTTAAGCAAGAACTTAACAATCCGTTCAAATGCCGGGTAGTCCTCACTTTTTTCATCGAAATGTACACCCATGGTGGAAAAATACAGGTTCACAAAGAGGTCACGAACAGTTTGGTCGAAAAGCTTAACATCTCCTTCTACTAATACTTTCTTATGATGATTATGAGTCCATATACCCAAACATTTTGCCAATGTATCTGCTCCTCCCCGCGGCCAACGATGACCTATTCTTATGACTTTTCCTCGTTCTCTCAAATGTCGCACATAAGACACCATACGCTCCAAATAATTATATATAGAGCTAGGAATATTAAACACGCGCAGCTTACGAATCCATGACTCATACTCCTCGTCGTTCAGTTGTTTAACAAACGAAAAGAAATTTTCCAACTTTTCCGAACACACCCAATGGATTCCTGGTTCTTCTCCAGTGTTAAGAAAATGCAAAATGTCAACTACATCTTGTTCTATAGTATCTATTTTCTTTCCTCGGGCACTGACTTTCACAGGATGAGGCACATCTTTATCAATGGTAGTATACGTAGGAGAATAATTCAATCCATTGGATGCTCCTAAGTACGCATCCCGTAAAGGGCGAAATGACATGCGAAAAGGAATTTTCTGCGAAACATCTACATGCATCAAT